CCTACGCCCCCGGTATGCTCGGGTGCAAAGGAAGGAAGCAAATACCCTCGACTCCTACACGCATCGGCCAAGGTTTGCACACACGCGCAAGGGTGCAAGGGTCATGCCCTAGGTGCAAGGTGCCGGCAAGGATGGATGCACACGCACGCACAGAGAGCAAGGGCAAGGTGTGCCCGACTGGGGTAAGGGAAGAAAGGGAAGGGGAAAAGGGTAAGGGTGAAGGAAAAAGGGTAATGCGAACTCACACGCGCAAGTACGCTGCGACTCACTCTCAACTAGCACGCACACTCGACGAATCCAGGCTGAAACAGCACGCACACTGCACACAACACAGCACACAGAGCGTGGAAGTGCAGCAAATACAGCGGATGCACGCGGTTTACTAGACCGCAAGCACACGTGGCACGCTCGACGGGGGGGCAGAGGGGGGAAGCACGCGGCCAGCCTTGGATCAATACCCCCACACCAATAGCCTCACCAAAACTCGGGCACCTCGGCAAACTCTCTGCCTGCGCCTTGCTTCTCTGGAAGTTGCTGCTAGACTTGGGCACAAGGAGATGCTTCTGTGGTTGGGCGAGTGGCTTATGCCGGGTGAGGGCTAGAAATCCTACGTCAAACACCGTTCTTTGCCGCGCTCTGCCTTGACAACCGGAGCGGGCGGAGAACCGCAGGTTCGACTCCTGCACCACAGGTTACAGGGAGGCGCGATGAAACCGAAGAAGTTGGAGTTTGCCAGGGTTTATCTGGAGATGGGCGAAGGACAGGCACCCGCTGCGCAGGATGTGTGGATTGCCAACCCGCTAGAGGGTTTTACCTACGTGGTTCGTTTCTGGCGCGGCGGCTTCTACTGGACGCGGGTGGTTTCGCCGAGGGAGGTGTTGTATTGGGACTATGGCCCCTGCCGGAACCCTGAGAGCGGGATGGCCGCCTGCCAAGAGCATTGGGAGTTGTTCGGCGACAATGCCCGCAATCGGCCCTACGGGGGCGGTTCTGGCTCTTGGGGCTTCCCGTGGTCCCTGATTGGCCTGTAGAGGCTCCTGGGCGATCGTAGCGGGTGTGTAAACTCCCTGGCGGGGCAAACCCTATCAAGCCGTTGGACGGCACCGGGGTAGGGGGATAGACTTGGGGTAAGGAGGCGGTATGACCACCAACGACATCGTTATCGTGCTGGGCCTGTTGGAGCGTGCCCAAGACCGGGAGGCTGCACTAGTTGATGGGGAGGGAGAGTTCCAGAGGGCTATAGCCCAAAGTCGGTTGGCGGCGATCAAGGCGGTGTCTAATCATCTGAAGGAGCGGATCATTGCGCCTCGCCCGCTGCCCGATTTTACTCGCGGTATCCAAACCACCCCGCCCACCGTCGAGCATCAGGTAGGCGACAGTTGGATTGGGACGGCCCTTGATCTTCCGCCATATGGCGAGAAGGTGTTGGTTTACCACACCATTGGACGCGGCGGCGTGGCTGTAGCGTGGAGGGGCAGGGGCGACGGCGGTGAAGGAGACACTTGGTACCAAGTTGAGGAACCCAAGATTCCATGCGGTGCCCAGACCACCCGCGATATCGGCTTTCACAACGTCATCTCGTGGAAACCCCTACCCACCAAGGGCTGACCGGCACATACCGAAGCCACGCCTTGCCCAACAGGTTGATGGGCAAGGCGATCGTCCGTCCGAACGGGGTGGTGGCTGACGCGGTGGTTCGCTTGCCGGTTGGGTTTGAGGTGCTACTTGTCATAGTTAGACACCGTAGGCGTGCTACTAGGGACAGTAGGCCCTTTACTTAGACCTTTTGCTACCTCCCGCTCGGCCTGCAACTTGGCAAACTGCTTCTCCATGCACTGTTCGTAGGATGCGTGGACCTCAAAGGCCAGCCAGTTCGTGAGTTTGTCGTGGCCTTCTTCTTGTTGCCAAGTTGAACCAAACATGGAGTTCCGGCTGGCGTATGCAATGCTTTTGCGCGGAGTGGCGTTGGTTTTATAAAGCCGTCCGCAGCGGGTTTCTTCGTCAACGTCCGTCCACAACTCGGCGTAATACTGCCCGCTCGGGTGCTGGATCGTGCTACGGTCGGTCATGGCTGCTCCTTGCCCCATCATAGCCCGACCCTGCACGACTGTCGCACCCTTGCGACGCGACAGCCCGGAATCCGCGTTTTCAAGCCCTGGAACGGGGTTTTTGTGTCGCAGGAATCCAACTATTCGGTACTGCCGAATAGTTCAATCCTCCCACCGACCACGCCCGCTGTAGGCCCTGGACCTGCCCAAGAACCTCCCCCCCAACGTGTACGGCTGCTCGTCCTTGCTAGGCCGGGAATCTTCCTCCCACGCCTGTATCCGGTCCCTGGCGACCTGAGCCGCCTGCTCGGGGATGAAGTGCAGGTGCGTCGAGAGGTCGTTGACCAACGCCGCCAGCACGTCCGCCCGGTCATCGTGCTGCAACTCCACGCCCTTGGCGGTCATCGCCAACTGGCCCTGAAGGATTTGGTCTGCGGCAACCGTCGGGTCAAACACAATCTGGTGGTTCTGGAACGGACCCTCTAGCGAGTCGATGATCCGGCTCTGCTTGTTCTTCGTCGAGGGCTTGCAGTCCACCCGGCAGGACCACTCTTGATCCGATATCCGGGTAATCTCCTGCTGAAGCGCGTGGGCGAACAACTCACCCCCGGCGTTAGACTCGACCGTACAACTGGTCGTCTTGCGGAGTTTGAGCCGTTGGGCGATTAGCCGCAACCCGTAGGACCGGCTCACGGGTGTCTTGCTGTCCGGCGTGCGGAGTAACGCCTGGGTCGTCGCCTCCGGCTCGGCACCCGTCGGCGAGAACCGAAGGCCCAAAAGTTCCTGGACGAACAACTTGCCCCCGAGCGTCCCGCCGATGGCGCACGTCGTTTCGTCCCCGCCCGAACCTGCCGGGTCAATCCGGGCGTGGCGGTTTATCAGCGTCCCAAACTTCGCGTCGGCGTAGATCGGGCGGCGGAACCTGTCTCCCGCCTGCCCGACCGTCTGGATGTCCAGCAGCGTCGGGTCGTCGCCCGAGGTCGCGCCCCACGCTAGTTGCACCGGGGCGATCCCCTCGGAGCATGGGTAGACCAGCAGATCACCCAGGCGGAGCGGGAAGTCGTTGTCGCCGCTGGAGTCTGGGATACCTATGTAGTGCCGCTCGACCTGACTGCGGGGCTGGCTGAGGATGTCGGCAATCGTTTCCGGGCTATACCGCTCGTGGTTGACCGCCTCGCCCGGCACCGCCTCGCCCGAGTCGATCTTGGCCGCGATCACCGGCGCAAGGCCCGGTATCCGCGCCCTCTGCTTGTGCGTCGGGTAGACGATCGGGTAGGACCGGACGGCGTAGCCATACCCCGCGTCCTTGTTGAACAGCGTCGGATAGATCGACTGTGCCGGGTTGTAGGTGCCGATCGCCAGCAGGTTCGGCACAAGCCCGTTGGACTTGTAGGCCATGTTATAGACCTGCGAGTAGATGTTCAGCAGCCCGGCCTTGGCGTCCGCCGTGATGGAGTTCTGATCCGTTTCCCCGTCGTCGATGATGCAGAGGTGGTGGCGACCGGCTGCCAGTTGGCCCTCGACCCCCTGCGCCTGCAACGTCGGCTCGCGGTTGGGCAGTTTCAGAAGGCCCGAGTCGAACAACGTGGTGTTGTTGCGGTGCGGGCCGTTCTTCGGCGGCATCAACTGCTGGAACAGCGGTATCTGCTGCATCATCGTCTTGATCCCGACGACGAACTTCTGCGCCTGCCCACCGGACTTGCTGAGGATGCGGATGTTGTGGTCGGGGTACTTCAGCATGTACCACAGCGGGTACAACTGGGTGCCGATCATCGACTTGCCGCTCTCACGCCATGCGAACAGGAACCGGCGCGAGGGGCCGTGGGCGATGTAGTTCGCCATGTCCAGTTCGATTGGCGAGAGTGCGGCCTTGCTCTGGAGGTCAAGGACTTCCCAGCAGTATGACACACAGTATGCAAAACTGTCCAGTGCCTTCTTCCTGAACGCCTGCATCGACGCGGTATCGTCCGGGTCGTAGAAGCGGTCGAGGCTCACCCTCTATCCCCTAGACCGTCTGCCGGGTCGGGCAGTTCCGATCGTGCCTGCCTGCCGGACTTGCGGAGTGCCGATAGCACCTGATCGTCCGCCGTGCCGACGCTCTCGATCGCGGCGGTCAACTTGAACTTCTCTAGTGCCTGCGCCATGCGCTGGAAGTCTGTCGGCGAGAAGTCGCGGTAGCCGAGTATCTCAAAGTTCTTGTCGTAGTTCGTTACCCGCCCTTCGGCGACGCTCTTGGACATGAGAACCAGCATCCGGCTCTCGATCGCCCGCTTCATCCCCGGCTCAATCAGAAGGCACGCCTCGCTGAGTGCGTCGAGCGGGAAGCCCCGAAGGTACTCGACCATCTCTTTCTGGGGTAGGCTCTTTGGGTCTATCACTCCGGCTCCTTTTCCTTCGGCTCGGTCATGCTCAACGCCAGCGAGAGCATTGTCCGCTGGCGGTCTGACAGGTACTTGTCGTGGAACGTGAACGGGTGCGGGTTGCCGTGGATCACCAGCAGCGGCTTGACCGACTCAGCCTTGTGCGTCGGTTCGCTGACGATCACGAAGCGGCCCAGGTGTTCCTCAATAATGGCAAACGCCGAGCGCAGTTGCTTGGCCGGATCGCCCGAAGGTTTCTTTGACACAGGTTCCCCAGTTTGTAGGTTCTGTCGTTTGGTTCAAGGTCTACGTCGTCCAGCAAGTCCTCTACGTCCCACCACGGCAGAGGCATTGTCAACCTCCTTGAAGTAGATGATCTCCCTCGTCGATCCGTGGACGAACTGTTTGATCTTCCCGTCGTCGATCATCTTCTTCAGGGCGATGCGCACCGTCCCCGGCCTGAAGCCCGAGAGTGCCACAAGTGCCCGTACCGTGTATCCGTTGCCGTTCTCCATCTTGGACCAGACCACCTCCCCGCTGGGAAGGTTTTCGCGGACAAGATCGGCCTGCAACTCCAGCAACTTGTAAACGCCCTTGCTCATGGTTTGCCCTTGAACTCGCGGAACTCGGTTGGGAGTATCCAGCGTCCACCCTTCTTCGTGGCTATGTGAACCGTCATTGTTCCGTCTGGGTACTTGTGTCCGTATGCCCAGCCGTTGCAGTGCTTCAACGCACCGATCTTTGTCTTTAGGTAAGGCATGTCTAAGCGGCAAAGGCACGGTACGCACCACAACTCCTTCGGCTTGTGCAAGCCCTCAACAGTAAGGTGCGTGGCCGTGTGCAGGTGGCCGTTGATAACCTTGTCGTAGATCGCGGCTTGACGCTTCAGCGCGGCCTCGGAGTTGGCGACTCCGTGGATGATCTTCAGGTCGCCGATCTTTAGGTACTCAAAAACAGAATACGATTTCTTGAAGGTCGCCGATTTGGTCGCGTGTTCAATCTCGCCAATGATCCGCTCGGCATCGTCGGCGACGTTCTGGTTGGGGTGCTTTAGTGCCCTCCACACCCGATCGTCGTGGTTGCCCCAGCAGATGTGTGTAGGCTTGAACTTGCGAAGAAACTCCAACCCACAATCAAGGTCAGACCTGCCCGATGCGTACTGGTCCTCAACGCTGGCACCTTCTCGTTTGTGCCGGAAGTCAAAGTGATCTCCCATGCCAATGCGTATCTGCGGCTTGAAGTAGTCGATAAACTCGAAGAACGCCGCGAGCGTGGACGGGCACCGCATATCCCCGTGTGAGTCTGCACCGGCGACCCAGGGGACAGGTTTACGTGGCATGGGTGTCCTTGTGGTTATGCCGTCGGGAGTGTCGTGCCGGTACTCTGCGGGATCGAAAGCCGGACATAGGTCTCCAGTTGCCCGGCCACAAGGTCCGCTCCAGACCCACCATAAAAAACAAACTCAAACTCGACCGGCG